AGCGAAGCGGGAGTGTGGAAATCGACCAACTGGGGCGATACCTGGACGCAGGTTTATTCCGGCGTCTTGAGTGATATTGGTAACGCCAGTAGCTGGTGGGCGAAACTCAGAGCAGTGCCGGGCAATACGGGTCATCTGTTTTTCACTGTCGGTAAGGATTACCCGACCGACACGTTCAAGCGCTCCACCAACGGAGGAGTTACCTGGGCCGCTGTTCCGAACGTGACAGGGGTGACCGATTTCGGTTTCGGCAAGGCGGCGCCGGGGAAAACCTACCCTTCGATCTACATCTATGGGTCGGTCAGCGGCGTCCTTGGGGTATGGCGCAGCGACGATAATTGCGCGACGTGGAAGCAGCTTTCCAATGCGTGGCCTAACAACAACATCGACGAGGTGCGGGTCTGCGGCGGCGATCTCAACGTCTATGGCCGCTGCTGGGTGGGTTTCGCCGGGTCCAGCTTCGCGTACTGCGACTATGATGACAAGGTGACGCTGGCCTAGAAGAACAGTTCGCCGATGGCGAGCACCATTGCCAGGATGAGCAAAGCGCAGCCCCACTCCCTCAACGGAAAGCCCGCGCCATATTGACGACCGAGTTGAGCACGGGAATGCGGTCGAGCCGTCCCGGGGTGATATCGGATCGGGATGAGCGTTGGTTGGCGACGCGTTTGAAGACAGTCACAAGTTCAGGATGTGCCCGGCGAAACCACACATAGGCTCCATCGACCGGCGGAAGGATGTTGGGATTGTAATCCGGCTCGGCTGAAGCCTGCGGATCGGCCGGGACCGAACCGTCCAGAAGACCAGAGAGATAGGCCGCGGCGAGTTTGGCGGCACGGGCTGAGAAGCCCATGCAATGCGCTCCGATCATCACGTTCGAATCACGATCGTGAGAGCCGTAGAAGATGTCCGTTCCCTCGGGGACGCGGTAATGCTGAGTGGTGAACACGCAATCGTCCTCGAGGATCAAAACACTTCCGCCGTGGCTAAGCACTTCGAGATGGCTGAGAAAGCAACCATAGGCCCCGATCGAAGAGAATGGCCCTGAAGTTTCGGGGCGGATGGCGTTGAAGAACTCGAACGGGAAGCTTTGGCGGCTCATCTGCTGCCTGCGGTCCTTACGCGACGGCAGGCTAATCACCACAATGCGGTCGTACTGACTGAGAAACATATGCCCCTCGCGGCCCGAGCAGAGGGCCATTGGCGATTTAATCGAAAGATAATGAGGCGGCAAGCTTTGAGATCATGGACCGATGCGCTAAAAGGGGACAGCGGAGCATATGCTCGGCGGCTTCGATCGGCCCGCCACACGCCTAGCCAGACGATCGCGCCTGAAAGTCTGGTCTATGCATTACAATATCCCGGAGCCGCAGGGCATCGACGATATGACCGGCTTCAAGGTGCCGCTTCGGCGCCTGAAGAAGCAGTGGGACGGGGCGATGACCGTCTCACCCGACAAGCGAAACCCGCAGGACATGATTAAGGCCCGGCCCGAGAGCCCTGCTCTCACCAATCCGCGCCCTGAAGCACCCGACATGTTCCTCGCAGTCAACATCGTCCTTGAGGACGGATTTACCCCTCTCATCGGAGAAGACGGCTCGGCGATCATGACCGAGGGCCGTTTGAACGGGGAGGGCCTGTAGCATGGCGATTTCCGGTTCCACCAATTTCACGCTCACCGCCAACCAGATCATCGAAAAAGCCTTCCATCGTCTCGGAAAAGCGGAAGAGGGCGAGGCGATGAGCGCGAGGATGTACACGGACGGGCTTTCGAGCCTCAATCTGATCATCAAATCCAAGCTGGGAACAAGCGACCGGCTGTGGCTCAGGACGGAAGAAACCTTGCCCCTGATCTCGGGGCAGGAAAGCTATACGCTCACCAATCCGTTCGTCCTGCGCGTCATCGCGATTCGCCTTCGGGACAGCAACAACAACGATGTCCCGACGAGCGAACTCAGCCGGCAGGAATATTTCGACCTCCCCAACAAGGCGAACGCTCCTTCCATACCCGTAAGCTGGTATTTCGATCCGCAGCAGTCGAACGGAGTGCTCTACATCTGGCCCGCACCTAGTTCAGATGCAGCAACGGAATACAGTCTCCACACGACCTATCTCCGCCGCATCGCCGACATGATTACGAGTTCCGACAATCTCGACATGCCGCAGGAGTGGTTGGACCCCGTGATCTGGATGCTCGCCGACGATCTGGAGACCGAATATCCGGTGAATGATTCCCGTTTGGCGAACAAGATCGGGGCCAAGGCGGCGGAGGGAAAACAGACGCTCGACTACTGGGATACGGAGACTTCCTCGCTGTTCATGCAACCCGACAATGGATACTAACGCTCAACTCAAGCCCGCCCTTCAGTCTTCCAAGGGGCGGTCAGGACCGTGGGGGGGCTCGCGGCTCATCAACGCGTTCTCCGAGCAATCGGACGGCGACAAGGCTGAACTCTATTCGATCCAGGCCATTCCCGGCCTGACATTGTTTTCCGATATCAACTCACTCCCGGTCCGCGGCGCTCACCGCATGGGAACCACACTTTATGCCGTGGTGGGAACGGGGCTCTACAGCATCGCTGCAGATGGCACGGAGACCCTACTCGCCACGGTTCCCGGCACAAACCCTGTCCGCATGGCCGATAACGGGACCGAGCTTGCCATTCAGGACGGCGGAACGACCGGCTACGTCTATTCGGGGGGTACTTTAACAACTCCGGCCAATCTGCCGAGTGTTTCCGACGTTTGTTTCATCGATAGCTATTTCGTCTGGACCATCGCCAATTCCGACCAGTTCATCATTTCCGGGATCAACGACGGTTTGAGCTATGATCCTCTCGACGTTGCGACCGAAGAAGGATCACCGGACATTCTCACCGGCATCGTGAACGATCATCGCGAGCTTCTATTATTTGGCGGCCTGACCAGCTCTACCCCTTCAACAGCGATCTGGGTCGATACCGGAGCTACGGATTTTCCTTTTGAGAGACAGGGCAATGCTTTCCTCGAAAGAGGGTGCATCGACCGGGATTCGATCGTCAAGCTCGACAACGGAACCTGGTTCGTCGGTGACGACCGGATCGTCTATCGTCTGAATGGCTACACTCCCGAACGCATGTCCACCCACGCGGTTGAAAAGGATCTGGCGAAAGCGGCATGGTTCCGAGCCTTCACTTACTCTCAGGAGGGCCACAAATTCTACATCCTCAACACCGATCTGGGGACGTGGGCCTGCGATGTCGCGAACAGCAATGCGTGGGCCGAGCGGCAGAGCTTCGGGCTGGATTATTACCGGTGCGGGTGTGCGATCGTCGCTTATGGTAAGACCTATTTCGGAGATAACCAGACCGGCAAATTCTACGAGCCCGATTTGGATGTGAACGACGAGAACGGCTCACCGATGCCGGTGACGATCGAGCTTCCCCCTCTTGGTGACGGAGTGAACCGGAAGACCCTCTATGCCCTGCAATTCTTCATGGAAACGGGGGTAGGTGACCTCACAACGACCGATCCGCAGGCTATCCTCACTTATTCGAAGAACGGCGGGAGATCATGGTCGAACGAGATGTGGCGGACGCTTGGAGCGCAGGGTGAATATTCCACCCGCGCCGTGTGGCGGCCGAACGTTGAATTTCGCCAATTACAATTGAGGATTTCCCTGCCGGAAAAGGTACGGAGATGCGTAATCGGTTATCATGCCGATGAGCGGTAGCCTCCTCCCCTCGCCCAAGGAGCCGATCGCCGATGGGCAAGGCCGCATCGCCGCGGTCTGGTATAGGCTCCTCGCCCATTTCGAACGGCTCATCAACGGGGCCGTTTCCACACCCGGAACCGGGCTTGCCGAGACCTCCGGCGGAGCGTTGACCATCGCCGATGGCGGGGTGTCAAACGAGATGCTGCGGGATTCGGTCGCTTGCTCGGTAATCGGGAACCCGCTCAATAGTACAGGGACACCGCAGGACATCAGCGCCGCCGCCAACGACCGGGTATTGCAGCGCACCGACGACCAACTGGTGTTCGGCTATCTGAAGCTTGCCTCGTTCACCGTCGCGACCGTTCCTCTGGCATCGAATAAAGACCGGGTAATGATTTATGT